CATTGTAGGCCGTCTGGATGTTGGTGCGGAAGATGTTCTCGGCTTGGTAGGGCGTGATGCCCTCGTAGCCCTCTGCTTCGAGGAAGTCGTTCATATTCTCGCGAAACTCCGCAAGGCTGTTACCCTCCTCCAGTGCGGCCAGCAGCTCGTCGTAGAACTTCTTGAGCACCTGCGCCTTCGTGTAGCCGCTGACCGTAAAGGCGAGGGTGCGGTACTCGGCGGCGATCTGATAGAACCGCGAGGCGGTTACAGGGACGCGCTCTTTGAAGTACGCGACCGCCTCTTCAAAGGTCATGTCCTTGCGGCTGAAAAGTGCGGTGAACTCATCCATCCTCAACCACCCGCCCCTCAAGATCGGCGTAGAGCATAACCTTCTGCAGCAGCTCCTCGACCTCAGAGACATCCATCGCGGCGTAGAGTTCGGCGACGGCTGCGTCATCCTCCATCAGCCCGCGGAGCTGTTCGAGACTGTCTGCGTTCTCAATCATTTTGAGAACCGGCTCGAACGCGCGCTTGAAGCTGCCCACGCCCTTGTGGAGCGCGGCGGCGGCGAGCCTGTCAATGTGCTGCTGCGTGCCGATCGGCGCGTCAGCTCCCGCCTTGAGGGAGAGTAGCGCATCGCTTTTGAACGGCAGCACGCCGCCCATGCCGCCTCCGTAGGCGGGCTTTGCAATCTCATCACCTTCCTCCGGCTCGGGGATGGAGAACTTCTTATAGACGAAGCTCGTGGGTATCCGAAGCCCGACCTTTTCGATGAGCGTGCCGAGGATTGTCGCCGTCTGCGTCAAGTCCTCGGACTCTTCGCAGTCGAAGCGGATGTAGGGGATGCGCTTGTCCTCGCCGAAGTTGAAGATGCACAGCGGGCGGATGAGGTCGCGCCGAAGGGTGGACGCCAGCGCCTTGCAGTCGGCGACGGTGAGATCGTGCCGGACATCGTTGTGCGTCTTGCTCTGTGCGTAACTGCCGCCGCCCGAGTCGGAAGTCAGCGTCTGGCCGAGGATTGCCTTGGAGATCTGTTCATCGCAGTAACGAGCCAGCCGTTCATAGAGGTCGGAGCTGGAGGTCTTCTCCGTGGTAATGAAGTCGATGCTCGTGCCATCCGGGATGATGCCCGCCGCGTCGGAGCCAATCTGGATGAGGGCTCGCATGAGCGCCGCCTTGTCGCTGTCGCTCGCTCCCGGCGCGTACTTGCCCAGCCGGAGCGGCAGACCGTAGATCTCAGCGAAGCTGACCCAGTCCTTCAGGTCGTAGTTCTTGAAGAGGTACATCCACGCCACAACACGGAGGATGCCAGCCCGAGAGGTGTGACCGCTGCGAGCCTTGTACCTGTGAACGATGAACTTGTTCGCCGGGAGCAGGATGCCCTCCGGCACGTCCTTCGTTCGCACCTTGAACGAATCGTCCAGCGTGTCCCAAAAGAAGCGTTTCTGGTGTCGCGTCTTGATGTCCTGCACCACGACGTGCCCTTCGTCATAGCCCCACAGGATCTCGGATACGGCGAAGCCCTTGAGCCATGCCGCCAGTTCTTCATAGGTGTTGGAGGTGTCCGCAAGCCGGACGTCGAGTTGCCCCTTAATATCGTCCGGGAGCTTGTCGATCGTCGAGCTGACCCGCGTCCTCCGTCGCTCCGCCTTAGACATCGATGCCCGGGTCGTTGATCGTGCCCTCGACGAGATCGACGCCCTTGCGGGTGAGCTTGATGATGGAGTCCTTGCGGTAGGCATTGTAGGCGTTCACCGATCGGTCGGTGAAGGTCACATAGGCCAGCGCCTCATGCCCGCCAAGCAGGGCGGTCACGGTGTCCTCAGCGTGCCTCACGCCCTCGATGTGCTCCCGCAGCGCTCGCTCGCTCCGCTCCCGGATGCGCAGGTCTTGTGCCTCCGCGTCCTCGTAGAGCTGTCCCAGCGGGCACTTCGCGCAAATGGCGTCCAGCTCCTCCTGCGTGTGTCCGGCCCGGTTCTTGCACCGTTCGTCGCACACGAACGCCAGTAACTCTTCGGGGTTGCGCGGCATAGGGCCGTCCAGCCGTCCCGCGCCGAAGGTGTCCGGGTCGGTGATGACCTCGCTCTCCGGCAGGAAGCCGATCTGATGCAGCGCCATCTTGAAGCCGTAAAGCTCGTGCGCGGCGGTGCGCGGGTCGGTGTCGGGGTAGTGCTTGCTCTTGACCTGCGTGGCAAGGCGGCGCGTCCAGCCCTCGATCAGGGCGGCGGGCTCCACCGCCTCCTCGGTATAGCTCTCATTCGTTTCCACGGCGGCGGTGTAGGTGGGCGGCTCGTCCGTGATGTCCTCCTCGGACTCCAGCCCCCGTGCCAGCTCCACGGCCACCTCCAGCGTGTCCGCGTCGTCGTACTCCATCGCGCCCCGGTCGATGTCCAGATTGCCCGTGTAGACCTCCGCGTCGATCACGCCGTACTCTCCGAGGGCCGTGCCCTCGTACTCGCGCTTCTCGCGGTCGTTGAACTTGACCACGAGGAAGCCGTTGATCTTCTTGATCTTTCTCATGCTGCCGTCATTCCTTTCTGCCCTGCCATCTTCAGACCGGGTGGGGCAGTTCCCGGTGACGCCCTTCCGGGCGTTTCGGCTTAGTGGTGGGTCGCTTCAAAGTTCTCAATCGCCCAGCGGTTGCCCGTGGCGTACACGGCCCGCCGCGTCCTCTCCTGTGGCGTTTCCCGCCTCGGCATGGCCGCCAGCGCCTCCATCATGCCGCACCTCGGGCAGATGTCCGTCTGGTTGTCCGCTCGCGACAGCGCGGGCGGCTCGTCGTATGCCCGCCCACACAGCGGGCAGATGTGCGGTTGCTCCTTCATGCTGCTGCTCCTTCCTGCAAAACTCATCCGCCCAGCGGCGGGATGACGCGGATCGTGTCGTGGTACTTGTTCAGAATGATCAGCTCGCCGTTTGCCTTCTGCTTCACGACCAGCCAGTTCTCCGGGGCGAGGCCCGCTTGCCCGAGCCGGATCTTCTGCTTGCGGGTGGGCTTCTTGCCGCGTCTCATGATCTGCCTCCTTTCCTTTTCTCGGCGTTTGTGGTAGAGTAAAAGTGAACGGCGAGGGTCGCTGAGAAATGAGAATCAGAACGACTTCCTCTAAAAGGATCTGCGGTGCGCCAACACCTGCCGATTCCAACCGCGCAAGCTCTCTCGACTTCTTTCGCTATGCTTCGGTTTGTAAACTTTCGAAGCATCGGTGCTGCTCTTGCGGTACTCCCATACGGCGGCGAGGCGTCCGCCGTGTGGTGCTTTGCCCAATTTGTAACGCCGGGAATGAATTGAAGTAAGGGGGGGAAGACCCTCGCCGCTCGCTTTTACTCTACCGTTCGCCGATTTGCTATTTCATTTTCGGTTGGGGTGTGCTATGATTTATTTTGCTTTATTCATAAACCACTTTTCGCACTTAGTATAGCTCGCATTTACGAGTTTGTCAATAGTTTTGCGTGTGAATTACCCGCAATTTCGAGGAGGTATTTTTGTGTTCAGTGCCCTACTAAAAAAACTACGCTCTGAAAAGAACCTTACCCAGGGCCAGCTTGCGAAAGAAGTTGGCGTTTCTCCCGGAAACGTCGGCGATTGGGAGACTGGGAAAAGCAAGCCGGGGTATAATGCGCTTGCTTCGCTTGCCCGAATTTTCGAGGTGTCCGCCGACTACTTACTCGAAATTGAACCGTCCCCCGCAAAAGCGAGCGACGACCTCTTCGCCCATCAGAAGACGGCGGGTTTGATCTGCGACGGCTCGCCGCTGGAGGGCGAGGAGGCCGATCTGATCGCCATGTATCGCCTCCTGCCGGAGGAGCAGCGGGAGGACATTTTTGACCTCGTTCATCTCAAATATCGAAAGCACGTCGAACGGAAAAAAGAGTCTATTTACTGGACGTATCACAACGGCAGCTCCGCAACAAAAAGCGGCCCCGCCGAGGACGCTGAAGCCCAAGGTGGAACCGCTTGATTTTTTGCGCTGTTTTGATTTAGTTGTAAATCTGTTTTCTGTCACTTTGCTTTTTGAGTGCCAGCCGCCCGAAAACGCCCGAAAACCCTTGAAAATAGGCAATGTGACATAGGTGACGCCGATTTGAAAAAATGTCACATTGCTCGCCGCCTGTTTTGGCCCGGTTCTCCGCCCCGCCGCGCACGCCTCGCACGGCCAGCGCACGCCCTAATCCCCGCCGATCCGCGCCGAAAAGCCCCGTTTTCCCCAAAACTCGCACGCTCTAACGCTCCGTTAGCACGCTTGCCCCTCTTGCAATCCGCCGCCGCGTCTGCTACAATAGCAGCATGAGCCGCGAAGCTCTCGTCCTCTTGGTCTGCTGCTGTGACTTCCGGGACGGGGCCGAGCGGCTCATACCATCTAAAAGCCTCAGAAATGCCGTTATACGGGCGTTTCCGGGGCTTCTTTGTATTCTGCGTATGTGTGCGCCTCGCCGCGCCGCCGCCGTTGTGCGGCCTCGTGGGCGTGAAAAAAGCGCCGACCGCCGCCGACGCATCCTCATCTCAAGATTGTTGATAATTCGCGCCTCTGTCCCGCGCTGGAAGTCGCCGTTTCCCGCGTATTTCAAGGGTTTTCCCGCCGTCTCCCCCCTCATCCCGCCCTATCCCGCATTTCTCAAATATCCTGTCTCCCCACACTCTTGTTGTAGTAAACACGGAAGCCCTGGGATTCGACCGTCAGGATATAATCGGTTCCATAGACGGTTTTCAGACAGACGGGCTTCCCCGGCAGGGCCAGGCCGCCATAGTAGTCATCGGTATATGGGCGGGCAGAATAGCCTTCATCCGTCATGACCAACAGGGCCTTGGGCTGAAAGCCCAGGGAAATCAGGCGGCTTTCCGCCCCGTCTCCGGTGTAGGTCCCGGTCACTAGGCAGGGCATGGATGCCAGCTTTTTACTGAGGGCCTCCAGCGCCGCCGTGGTAGCCTTTTTCGCCACCTCCGCGGCCAGAGCGTCCAGGGCCGTCTGGTCGGCTTTTTCCGCCTGCGCGGCGGCCAGATCCTTGAGAGCGCTGTCAATCTTGGCGTTGTCCTCGTTGAAATCGGTGCGGAGTACCTGATCGTCCGCCTGCCATTGATTGAGTGAAAAATGCTCCGTGTGATTGCTTGCCATAAAAAACACCTCCACCTATATTGAGCAGAGGTCAAAAGTGGTACATTATCATACATTTTATGGTAATTAAGCCCCGCCATGCCCTTTTCTCATGGAAAGGATGGCGGGGGTTGTGTTTTTGTGTGCTTCCTCCGGCGCAGAATGTTTTCCCATCATCCCGTAGGGG